TAGATAAGTTAAGAGGTGTTAATAAGAGTGTTGTCGATCAATACATTGAAAATAACAAAGACGGTAAGGGTATAAAACTTGGGGAAACAAACGATCAAGGTGAATTTAAACCATTTCAACCAAGCCTAAGAGAAGATGCAAGGTTAGAAGCATTAAAAGCTGAACAAGAGGCAACACTTGCAGAACGACAGAAGTTACAGGATCAAGAAAACCTACAAAACCTCCGTATGCAGCTAGATGATGAAAATGCACCCCCTACTCCGAACTCACCACAGTTTGTTGTGGAAGATGCTACAGGTTTAACTAAACAACAGGTTGAAGAAGTATTACAGCTTATTGAACAAACACCAAATCTTAATCCTGCATTAAAAAAGTCTATTAACGACTACAGAACTTCAGTCCGTACTGGTGGACAGGTATCTAACATAAACGACTTTATAAGATTTATAAATTCAGCAGTAGATGCAAACGGTATCGAAAGAACTAACCCACAAAACCAAAGCACGATGCAACAAAATCAGCAAGGTGGTGGCCGTCCTAGTTACCAAAACAGTCCTAACTACCAACGAGGTATAGACGACAACCGTGCCTTTGCAGATGAGCTTATAGAGGCCGTCAACAACGACACAGCTCTTAATGTTGTCGATAAACCATTATTAACTCAGGCACTATTGAATCTTAAAAAGAACTTAGGTTCTAACCCTATTGAAACAGGTACTAAAATTATAGAAGACTTAGGAGCAAGACTTAAAAACCCTGAGGCCATTCAGCAATATGTCGTACCTTATCTAGAACGAGTTACACAACAACAACCTAATCAGCAAAACGTAGTACCTGAAGAAGGTACAGAGATTATTAGCAAAAACATGGTTGTTAATACACCTACTTTTGATGAAAATGCACCTATCTTAGATTCTGAGTTAGATCCATTTGGTTTAGGTGATATGATAGGTATTACCAGTGATGGCATTAGACCTACTGATCTTGAGTTACAACAAATGAAGGACGGTACATTTAAACCTGAGAAAAAACAATCTAAAGTTGATGCTTATAAAGGTGTTCAGAAACTATGGGAACAAGCCACAGGAAGAACTACACCATTTGAAAACACACCTGAAAATATTGATATATTATCTAGGTTAATGGCACACGAAGCATTACAAAACATTAAAAAAGATAACAATGCTATTGGATGGTATGACAGAAAGTTAAAAGCAGCTAAATCATTAATAAAAGTAATTGAACCTAGACTAGAAGGTAATGAAGGAGCTTTTGATTTTATCTTAGCTGTTACATCAAACGGTATAGCTGTAGATCAAAACTTGAACTATGCCTTAGAAGTATTCAGAGACTTTATGGACACAGGGTTAATGAATGAAAAGTTTGATAAAGGTGGTAAACGAACACCTGCAATGCAAACAGCTTTTAAGTTTTATAATGCCTACAACAGATCAAGAGCTAATGTACCTATTGAAATGTTTTTAGATCAAGATTTTACTAGAAGAAGCTTAGAAGATTATTTTAAAAGTTTTAATGAAAAGAATGGAACTGATATAATAGTTTCACCCCAAGAAGGCTTAGATGAAAATCTTAAAGGTAGTTATATTCTTGGAGCTAAAATAGGACAAGGTTTCTATCAAAACTTAAGAGGTAACTATGACCCTCTTACCATGGATATATGGTGGATGAGACATTGGAACCGTTTAGTTGGGAGACCACTTGCTGCTGTTGATTCTAAGACTAATCCTAAGAATAGGAAAGCAATAGAAGGTTTAATGAAAAACCCTAATGCTACAACTGTAGAAAAACAACTTATAAAGAAAACATTAAAAGATCTTGGTTTTAAAAGAACAGGTTTATACAAAGATACAGACAAGTTTGATGCTTTTATCACAAAGCTAGAAAAGAATTGGAACAGTTATTTCAAAAGGTATCAAAAAGAGAACAACAAGAAAAACCCTGTTAAAACACCTTTATTTCAAAAGGTATCAACTCATGTAGGTAATATAAACGATAGCTTACAGGACACACCTTTAGATGCACCTGAACGGTCTTACATGAGGTCAGTAACTGCTAGAGCTATTGAGTTATTAGCTGAAAAAGGTTATAACATTAAGACAGCAGATTTTCAGGCATTACAATGGTTTCCTGAAAAACAACTAGCTGAAAAACTTGGTATACAAAAAGGCCAAGGTGATGACATCGACTATTTAGATGCAGCTAAACTTACAGCAGCTAGGGAAGGATTAACAAATGACCAAATCGAAGAAACACTCGCCAATACAGACGGAAGTGGAATCAGTACTGGATCAGGTACCATCGGACAAGATGGACGACTTCGTTCAGGGATTAGTGGAATTGATGGAGAAAAACAACTTATCCAAAAAAGCAGCACAGGAAACCCAGTCTCCATCTTTGACATTGGACAGGACGACCTCAATCAAAGGGGAGTCTATGAACAAAGACAGCAGACCTTACAACCCACCCCTACTCAAATAAACCAAAGTTTACCAACAATAAAAAAAGCATTTGAAATTGGTAAAAAGGGTAGTCCTCACGAAAATGGAATAAATGAAACTGAGGCTTTATCAATCGGTAAAGCTATGGGTTATGCTATTATTGAAACTGCTAATAGAACACAAATGGCTAGACAATTTAAATTATCAGGTGGTGGTAAATTAGATGCAAAGGAAGAATTGTTAGGCTTTCAAACAACATACTTAAAAGATGGTAAACAAAAACCAAGAAAAATAGTTTATATGAAACGTAAACTTAAAAGAGAAGAAACAGGAGAAATTTACACTAAGTTCCATGAAGTAGGACATGGTTTAGCTATGAGTGGTGGAACTGATACACGAGTTGAAGAAGACGGTTATGGTTCTTCTAGAGTTACACCTATAAAATCTATATCTTATCGAGGTAGCACCGAGGCTGACTTAGCTGTTATTTTCAATCGTATACATGGGTCAAATAAAGCTGATTCTAAATACGGTCAGGATTTAGCACAGGAGATGGTTAATATTCAAATTTCAGGTTTTAATACAAATACAGGTAAAAGAATTATACCAAGATTTGAAACTGTAGTTAAGGACAGTGTATATCAAGCAGTTATGTCAGGTAAAACTGACGGTATTGATAAGTCTTCTGATCCTGCACTTTCAAAATCCTATAATGATTGGTACACTAAAACTAAAATGTATGAACACAGTTTAACTGAGTTAATTGCTGATGCTATAACTGCATGTATGATTGATCCTCAGACAACTAAAGTAAAGTTTCCTAAAACTTATCAGTTTGTTAAAGATCATATGAATAACAAACCATCATCTGATTTTGTTAAATTCTATGCATCACCATTAGGTACTATATTAGCAGTTATCATGTCGGCTTTAGCATTAGATGACCGTGAGGAAGAACAACTACCTGAAGGAGCCTTACAGCTCGGTCAGGGAGCCTTAAGTGCCTGATCTCAGAAAGTTTAGAGCCAAGTCACCATCAAAAACTAGATTTCCACAGAAGGCTCCTAAGAAAAACTACTTTTCAACATTGATGGAAACTGAAGAAGGTAGAGCATTACGAAAGTCGTGGTCTAACAAAAAGAAGATTAACGGTGGTCGTCCAAGAGGGGTTCCTGACGGCTATAGAAAAGAGCAAATAGAACCCATACGAGCAAGAGAAAAAAGGAAAGCAGAGAGGTTAGTTAATATTATGGCTGAAAAGTTTAACATTGAAGACGAATATGCAAAGAAAGCATTAGTGACAGCAGTCGAAGTTATGAATGTTGTCGGAGAAACAAGAGAGAGACTAGCTGCAGCAAGATTAGTATTAGACTTTACTAAACAGAAACCTGCATCAAAGAATGAAGTAGCATTAACTAAAGCTGAAGACTTCTTAGCATCTCTTGTAACGGACACAGATGGATCCACAACTAAAGAAGATTAGAGAACGACTTCTTTATGAATTTCCTTTTTACTCAAAGTCTGCATTAAAGATAAGAACAAAGTCAGGTGATATTGCTCCACTTGCTTTGAACCCTGCCCAAGAAATACTTCAGAAGGCAGTAGATAAACAACAAAAAACAGAAGGTAAGATAAGGATCATCATCCTTAAGGCTAGACAACAGGGTTTATCAACCTATGTCGGTGGTCACCTATACTTCTCTGTGTCACAAAACAAAGCTAGAAAGGCTATGGTGATAACCCACCATGCTGACAGTACTAGGGCATTGTTTGACATGACAAAAAGATATCATGAGAACTGCCCTGAGATACTTAAGCCACACACAAAGTATTCAAGTAGAAGGGAACTGAGTTTTGACATCCTCGACAGCTCATTCGTGGTCGCCACAGCAGGTGGAGACAGCGTTGGAAGAGGCGAAACGATTACGAACCTACACGCTTCAGAGTTGGCTTTCTGGCCTAAGTCGTCAGCTACAGACATATGGAACGGACTTGCCCAGGCAGTCCCTAATACACCTAATACAGCGATATTCATCGAAAGCACTGCAAACGGTGTGTCAGGTATCTTCTATGATTTATGGAAAGGTGCTGTCGAAGGTAAAAACGGCTATGTACCAGTGTTTATCCCTTGGTTCACTGATCCTGATTACCGTGAAGAGGTACCTAAGAAGTTTAAGAGAACACCTGAGGAAAGGGATCTTGTTAAAAAGTATAAGCTAGACAATGAACAGCTTATGTTTCGTAGACGTAAGATAGCTCAAAACGGTATTGACTTATTCAAACAGGAGTATCCATCATTTCCTGATGAGGCTTTCTTAACAACTGGTCGTCCAGTATTTAACCCTGATCAACTTCAGCAGTTACTACCTGACACTAGAGATATAGAAGAAAGGCTTGCACTGGAAACAGATGAATGGGTAAACCACAGCCGTGGTGAACTTACAACTTTTTACAAACACGACAGTGGGGAACAGTATGTCATTGGTGCAGATGTGTCTATGGGAATACGGAACGGAGACTACTCCGTGGCCACAGTTCTCGACAGTAAGAAAAGACAAGTCGCAACCTGGCGTGGACACGTCCACCCTGACTACTTCGCTACAGTATTGTTTCAACTGGGAAGTTACTACAACGAAGCGTTTATCTGTGTAGAAAACAACTCACACGGTATACTTACCTGTACAAGGCTAGGTAAAGACCTGGGTTACCCTAACTTCTACACTGAGGTTCAACACGACAAAATAACTGACAGAGAAACAGTGAAACTAGGTTTTACGACTACTGTTAAAACTAAACCCTTAATCATCGATCAACTTAGAGCCTCCATGAGAGAGCATGAGTTGGAACTTAATGACAAAGTCACAATTCGAGAAATGCTTACTTACATAGTCACTGAAAGTGGCTCTATGGAAGCCGAGCATGGATGTTTTGATGACTGTGTTATGTCTCTTGCCCTTGCAAACTATGTGCATGAAGGAGCTTGGGATCCTGCAGAAAGCACGGATGAATTTTATATGGAAATGGTATAAATATGGCTAAAATCGAAGAGTATACTAAACTGGATGACA